GTTTTATTCTCTTGCGTCCGCTTCATCATGGGGAACGTCCAAACTTCTACCAGCGTGTACAACATTAACGGAGATGGCAATTCTTTTGCCCCCACTTCGGAAATGGTTGCCTCTGCCTCTCCTGCTATTGATCTTAAACCTGGTGTTTTGAATCCGAACGGTAAACTGTATGTCCTTAGCGGATCTTCAGCTCCAAGCCCAGACAACCTCGTCCTTTACGTCACTCAGAAAGGAGATTACTCATACATCGTCACCAATACACACGACACACTCAGCAAGGCAGCCCTCGAGTCCAACTCATGGGAACCGCTGTTCACCGTCACTCGCACAGGATGTGGCCCCCTTCAACTATCAGACTACACCTCACATCACTCAGGTTATGTCGGAGCTAACGCAGACGATGCCTTCGCCAATGGTCCCGTCGATGAAGGAGAATTCATATCCAGCACGGATCTCAAGAACTTCAAGACTACGCTCGCCAATCGCATGCAGTCGGTCGCTGAATGGTCTCAATACCTGGATCAAGCCATGTCCCTCCTCACTCCTGACATCATGGCCGGTACCGCTGGATGTAAATGGAAGTCAGTTCTGGAGTTCCTCACCTCTATTCTGCCCCTGGACAATCTGGTTCTCACCTACCCCAATGAGTTCTATACTGTCGCCGTCGGCAAGTATCCTGCTCTCAAGCCAGGTACCACTCCATCCAGCCCACCCCCATCTGCTGGTCCTCTAGGTGAGATCGCATCCGTCATGAACGCCGCCTCCTCGTCAGTTGGATTGATGAACGGATCAAGCGCAGTGCTGGCCGCAGCTATGGACAAGATCGCCGCCAAGAACCTTGACCTGATCTCATCTGACTCACCTCTTCCCGTGGCCACTTTCACCCCATCCTTAGCTCCCCGCAGCTACCGACCCGCGTTCATCAAGCAGGATGATGCCCACTGGATTAGTGTCATGAACCCGACCGCCATCATTCGTGTTAAAACTGAGGTTAGTGCTGCGCACTACACCGTTCAGATCGGTCCTGGCCCAACGAAGATGCTTGACATGAACCGAATGATCGATTCCACCCTGTTGCTGGACATTAGTGGCGCCCACATCGACTTCATGGATAATCCAGACTATTCGAGCGCAGTGCCTGCCATCGTGTTGCTGGAGACGCGCGTTCCGTATGATGAAGTCCAGTTGGCTGCTGACATCGTTGGAGTATCAGCCATCGCAGCTGCGAGTCTAGCGGTGATCAACATGAACGTCAACGTCAGAGGTAAATCGTTCATCGAGATGCAACATCTGCAAGCCACGTTTGAGCGCGAAACGATCGTCGGCAAGCCCTACGTGTATGGTTTCGGATGCTTGCTTCTAGCTAGCGCGACAGCGTCGTCAAACTTCAAGAACCCGACACTCATGGATGGTGAGCTCACCGTGACCCCAATCCTACTGAGGGAGACTACCTACAAGGGCGACGTCGTCGACAGCATCATCCCGTCCGACATTATGGGGAACCAGACCACTGAGGAGCTTGCGGTAGCACTCGCCAATGATGCAGTCGTCCTGATGGAGAACAACCTCTCCGAAATCGCCAAAGTTATCGGTGACGTTGTTCCAGTGGCATCCGACGTGAACGAAGCCGCCACCAGTGCCGTCGTCAGCCGTCTTGCCATCGCTGAGACCATGTCCGTAAGAGCGCGTAGTGGTAATCCTAGAGCCTTCCCCGATTTCTCAGCCCTTTGGTCCAAGGCCAAGCGCGCAGCGTCTCTCTTTGTGTCCAACCCGAAAGCCGTCTTGCAAGCTGGTGTTCCAATCCTGGCCTCATCTGGCGTGATTGATGCTATGACCTCCGCAATTGGTACCACTGTCAGGACCGGTAGCATTGGCAAGGGTGTTCAGGATGCGGTTTCAGTACTTCGGGCTAGGAATAGTATCACGCGGTTGAGACAGGGCTTCTTCAAGAAGGTGGAGGAATTGTGGCCAGTGCTTGATGGTTAACGGTGTGGCTAGTCCACCGTCTGCCTGAACGCACCGGGGCTGAACACCCCGGAGAGTACCATTCATC